TAATATATTTATTTAATAAAAATTAATTTTTAAAAAAAAATAATATGGCTGGATTTAGACCAATTGGTAGTGAAAAACTACAAGGTATGGATAAAATTGCAAGAATTATGGAAATTGCAAGATATAAAGAAAATATACCCCAAAGAGTTAATGAAGATAAAAAAAGTGAATATTCGATAAAATTGGCCGATGGAAATAATTACGAAATTGTAAGAGAAAAACAAGGTTACATTATCAAATTAAAATTAAATGAATCAGCATCAGAATATATTGAACCTATGAAGGGTAGAAAATATTATTCTTCATATTCACAAGCGTTAAAGAGATTAAATTTAATGACAAAAGAAATTAATACTTTGGTTGAAAACGAAGAAGAAATTTCTTTATTTGGTGAACAAAAAAAATTTAAATTAAAGGTCCCTAAAGTAGGTGGCGATACTGGTGGAGGAGCACCAGAATTACCACCAGCACCTGCCCCAGCACCTGCACCTGCACCAGAAGGTGGAGCACCGACTCCAGCACCAGATATGGGTGGAGATATGGGAATGCCACCAGCTCCAGAAGGAGAAGCACCAGATATGGGTGGAGATATGGGAATGCCGCCAGCTCCAGAAGGAGAAGAAATGCCGCCAGCACCAGAAGATGAGGAAGGTGGAGCACCAGAAGATGAGGAAGGTGGAGTTTCTTTTAAAATGATACAAAAACTCGTTGGTAAATTAGGGCAAAAATTAAGAGCATTTTCTGAGACAGAAGAGGATGGAATGACGAGTGATAATGTTAAATATGTAATAAACTCAGTATTATCAGCACTTGATCTTACTGTTTTAGATGAAGACGATTTGGATGAAATTATGTCAAGACTTGAGGGTGAAGAAGAGGAAGAATATGATGACGAAGATTTACCTGAAGATGAAGATAACCAACCAGAAGATGAAGAAGTCCAACCAGAGCCACCAGCAGGACCAGAAGGTGAAATGGGAGAAGATTATGACAATTATGGTGATATGTTTATGGATAGAGTTCCTATGCAATTTGCAAAAGGATTTTCAGATAAAATGTCCGATATGGGTGGAAGTGCAGAATTTGGTGGTGAATTAGACGAATTTGAAGATCCGTCTTGGTTTGAGGATGCAGATATGTTTAACATTCATTCTAGCGAAGAAGAGTCTATAGAAGATGACGACATTCCATTCAGAAAAAGAGGACCAAGAAGTAGAATTTCATACGGTGATATTGACGAAATGTTTTCAGAATCAAAAGTTGATAAAATTTTAAATAGTTATATTTCTGAAGAAACTAAATTTAAAAGTAGTAGAAAATACAAAGAAACAAAAGGTGAGATTAAAAGACTTTCTGAGTCTGTAAAACAAGAAAGAATGGCTCTAAAATTTATTGAGGAAAATCCAGAAGCTGAACTTTTTGGAATTACGAACAAGAAAAATCTGTTATTCAAAGAAGGTAGAGTCACAACAAAAGTAAATTTAGAAGGTAGAGTTCTATGAGTTTTTTAATCTATATAAATGGTCTTGGACCAAATTATAAAGGTGAAAACATTTATGAATTTATATTTTCTGATACGATAGATGAAATATGGGGTGAAAATTGGGAAGCAAAACCAGCAAATGGTTATCCATCACCACCAGATGTTGATTACGTTAAAAAAGTTGGTGTTTTAACCACAAAAGAATTTACATTAGAATTGGTTCAAAATTCAGATGTATTTTCTGTTCAAGACTCACTTGATGGTGTAATCGCGTTAGGTTGGGAGAAAGAAGAAGATATTGATTTTTCATTGGTGAAAAGATTAGTTTTTCAATTTGGTGATGAGGAAAAAAAGGTTAAAGATAAACTATATGAAAGAGATATAGTATTAGAATTTGAAAAAAAAATGGTTTATGAGAATTAAAAAACAAATACAAACATTACTTGAAAATGGAATTAAACCGGAAACCATTAAAAACTGGGATATAAAACAAATTAAAGTTTTATCTGAGTTATTTGGAAAATCAGAAACAAAAGAAGCAGTTTCTGTTACACCGAGCACTGGTTTTAAAACGACAGCACAAGCTGGAGATGAAGTTGCGATTGGTGATACAATAATCAAACCAAAAGGACCTGTTGAAATTATATCGAAACAAAAACCTGGGAATGCAGCTAAAACTGAAGGTGAAATGACCGAAAGATTTGAATCTAAAGCACAACAAGGTTTATTTTGGTCAAAGTGTAAAAACTCAACTGGTAAAACAAAAGAAAAATGGTGTGAAATGGCAAGAGAGTTTTCTAAGAGCACTTCAAAAAAACAATACAAAAATATGCCAGAGAAAAAACATCCAGAAAAAACTGTAAAAAGAACTGTTAAGAAAAAAACAAACGAGAATTTTGAAAAATTTTTAGAGGATAGTATTGTTAATATGTTGGACAAACATATTAACCCATCAATGACAAAAGATAGATTAATTCAATCGATTGTTGAAAGAAAAAATTCTGAACCATTTATGTTGAAAAACCCAAAAAGAAATTCTATGTTTTCACAAGACGAAGGAAAAGAAATGAAAACAATGAAAAGACCAATAGGAAGAATGTTCTCAATAGGTAAAGAAATGTCAGAAGACACAAAAGAAAAAACAAGAACAAAACCAGATACGGATACAGACAAAAAAGAAAAAGGTAAGGATAGAGATAGAAAAAATCCTTTTCAGCCAAAACACAAACCAGCACCTAAAATGAAAAAAGGTGAATACAAAGAAAATACAACAACAGCACCAACAAAACCAGGTACTAAAGAAAAGACAAGAGAGAAAGATCCTGGGAAGAAAAATCCTTTCCAACCAAAACACAAACCAGCCCCTAAAATGGGACAAGAAAAAACAGAAATACCAACTTGGCTTACTTGGAATAAAATTGGTGTAAAATTAAAATAAGAAAATGGGAAATCTAACAAATAGACAAATTGACAATATCATAAAAAGAGTTTTAAAAGAAGCTCCAATTGATTATGAAGGTCCAGAAAGAATGGACCCAAGTATTGAAAGAAAAATATTGGGTAAAGAAACCCCTTATTCTAAACACCCTGCAATGCCAAAAACAAGTAGAGATTTTGTTGAACTTGTTTCGTCAAAACGATTTAACGACACCGTTAGTAAGTTAAGAACAATCCTTCAAAGAACAACCGGTTCTACAGCACAACTTTCAAGTAGAAATCCACTTATGAGTTTGATGATGTTGGTCTCGCAAGCTATTATGCAAACATCAAGAATTGAAGGTAGACATAAAGAAGACCTTGAAAATATGGCCGTTGAGTTAGTTAAAAAAGAATTGGGGGTGCCTACCGGTCAATTACAATTTGATGCCAAACTTGTCGGTATGGGACAAAGTGAGTCAACCCAAAGAGCAAGAAGAGAAGCCGAACAACCGTCAAGAGAAGAAATGACACAAGCTTTTAAAAGTGCACAAGAACACGAAAATGATGTTGAGGCGTTTTTAGATGCTATGGATAATTTTGATATGGAAAGAGCAAAAAGAAGAATGATAAATGCTCTTATTGGTGGTGCAGCAAAAAAAGGACAATATATGTACCATTTAGTTTCAGAAAAATTAAATGAAATTGACCCAGATTTAATTGAGTACTATAGTTTATCAACAGCAATTGTAGACCATTTATATTGGTTATATCCTGAAGAAACTTTACAAGCAATGTCTGGACAAGAAGGTAGTGAAATTGGAACATCGGAAGTTGATGACACAACAGACCCACCGACAGTAATCGCAAGAGGTGTTAATTTTCCAACTTTGGTTCACGAACTTGTTAAAGGTGTACACGAAGTCCTTGGGACACAAGGATTACCTGATGACCCAAGACAAGCTGAAATGGTAATGGCGGCCGAAGATACAGTTCCAGCAGAAGCTTGGGATTTAAAGTTAGGTCCGGTTTTTTGGGAATTACTACAAAGATCATACCCACTTGATATTTTAACTGATGAAGATAAAAAACACATTCAGTTATATCTCTTTAGTAAAATAAGTGCTATGCCAGCAAAAGAATTTTTTGATTTGTTTAAAGAAGTTTTAGAAGAAAAACCATCTGGAAAAGAAAAAATACAAAGAATGGTTAATGAACTTGTAAGAGAGTTAGAGGAAGATGACGATGAAGATTTCCAAGATGAGGAAGAAGACGATGATAAATACGCAAGATAATCTCTAAATAATAATTTTGTAATAAACCCCCATTTTAGAAATAATTTGGGGGTTTTGATATTTATATAAAAATATCTTTATGGGATTGACCAAAGAACAAGTTATGTTGGAGTATGTTAAGTGTATGAAAGATACTCCATACGCACTAAGAACTTATTTACAAACATACGACAATACAGTATCGAAATATGTTCCTTTGGAATTATTTCCAGATCAAGAATCATTACTTAATGATTACGAAGAATTTGAAGAGAATATAGCATTAAAATATCGTCAAGCAGGTGTATCAACGGTAACTGCCGCTTGGGTGTCAAAAAAACTTGTATTTGCAAAAAAAGAAAGACCAGAAAAGATATTGATTATTGCTAACAAACTTGACACATCAATGGAAATGGCAAATAAGATAAGGGCTTTTGTGGATCAATGGCCTTCTTGGGTTGGTACTGGATTTTCGGTGGACAAAAATTCACAAAGACATTACAAACTTACAAATGGTTGTGAGGTAAAAGCTGTTGCAACATCACGAGATGCGCTTAGGGGTTATACACCTACGGTACTTGTATTTGATGAGGCCGCGTTTATCGAAGCTGATGGTGATTTCTGGGCTGCTTGTATGGCATCCCTTTCTACGGGTGGTAAAGTAATTGTTGTATCCACACCAAACGGATATGACCCAATTTATTATGAAATATATAATCAGGCAAATAAAGGAATCAACAATTTTAAAATTTCTGAAATGTTTTGGTGGAAAGACCCAAGATACTCAAAAGATTTATATTTGGTTCCAACAGAAGATATGGTTGATTATTTATTAAACAAAGAAGAAAAAGACCATTCTGGAAATATATCATTTGCGGATACTGACCCATATGAAAGAGATTATGAAAAGATAAAAGAATATTTTTCTCAAGGATATAAACCATGCTCTACTTGGTATGAGAAGATGGTTAAAAAATTGAAATATGATAAGAGAAAAATAAACCAGGAGCTTAATTGTGAATTTTTAGGTTCTGGTGATAATGTCTTTGATTCAAAACAATTAGACTATATTAAACAAAATACAATTCAAGAAGCCCCAAATAAAATGATGGGTAATTCTTTATGGATGTGGAAAGAACCAGTACAAGGTCACAAATACATAATGGGTGTCGATGTTTCTCGTGGAGATAGTGAAGACTTTTCATCAATACAAATAATTGATTTTGATGATAGAGAACAAGTACTTGAATATGTTGGAAAAATACCACCAGATTCATTAGCTGAAATTGCATATAAATGGGGGTTAATGTATAACGCATTTTGTGTTGTCGATATTACCGGTGGTATGGGTGTTACAACGGTTAGAAAAATGCAAGAGCTTGGATATAAAAATTTATATATTGATGGTGTTGACACAACAAATGTTTGGGCTTACAATCCAAAAGCTCAAGACAAAATACCAGGCATAAACTTCAATAATAAAAGAGTTCAAATAATCGCAGCATTTGAAGAATATGTAAGACATAAATTCAAAATTAGAAGTACAAGGTTATATAACGAAATGAACACTTTCATTTATGTAAATGGAAGACCGGATCACCAAAAAGGACAACACGATGATTTAATTATGGGTATGTCTATGGCAATTTATGTTGGTGAGTCTTCATTCCAAAAATTGGAAAAAGTAACTCAACAAACAAAAGTAATGATTGAATCTTGGACTGTTACAGAAAATGAAAGTGCTAAAAATGTTATAAATTTTAATCCAGTAATACCAAATTATGGTAGAAATGATATAAACAAAAATAATGACCCAACAAAAAATGATTATATAAAATATGGTTGGTTATTTGGTAATGCAAGATAAAAATGGGTTTAGATAGAAGAAAAAGGTCTGGAAGAATATTTGCCGGTTCACAACTAAATGTTGATGGACAAGGGATTTATACTGTAAAAATAATACCACCAAACTTCTCAAACAAAACAAAAAAACCGGATTTAGAAAATGTGATTATTGTTACAACAACAACTACAATAGCACCACCAGTAATTACTTGTAATATTGAAACACAACAATTTAATAATGTTATTACACAAGGTTATGATAATTTGGTTTGGTGTTAAAATATTTAGAAATAGATAATTATTATTAGAATTATAATATGGAAGAAAGAGAAAAAAAACTTACGGTTTGGCAAAGGTTAACAGACACTTTTGGTCCAAACTCATTATTAAATCAAGATTACCCAACATATAAGGTTAATAAAGATGTTTTGTTAAAAACAAATGACAAATTAGAATTTGAAAAACAAAAATTACAAGCACAACAAACTTTATATCTTGCAGGACAATGGACTAAAATTGAAAACAATTTATATACTCAAGCTGTTTATTACGAACCAACAAGATTAGCATCATTTTATGATTATGAATCTATGGAATTTACCCCAGAAATTTCTACAGCTCTTGATATATATTCGGAAGAATCGACAACTCCAGATAAAGACGGAAAAATGTTACAAATTTTTTCAGAATCTAGAAGAATTAAAACAATACTTGAAGATTTATTTTATAATGCTCTGGATTTAAATACTAACTTACCAATGTGGATTAGAAACACTTGTAAGTATGGTGATAATTTTGTTTATTTAAAATTAGATCCAGAAAAAGGTATTGTTGGCTGTATGCAATTACCAAATATTGAAATTGAAAGACTTGAAAGGGGGATGGCTGCCAAGTCGTATAATGCTGAAGTTGACCCGAAACAAAAGGGATTAAGGTTCCATTGGAAAACAAAAGATATGGAATTTAATACTTGGGAAATTGCACATTTTAGATTACTTGGTGATGATAGAAAACTTCCATATGGTACATCAATGCTTGAAAAAGCAAGAAGAATTTGGAAACAATTAATGTTGGCAGAAGATGCGATGTTAATATATAGAACAGCAAGAGCCCCAGAAAGAAGGGTATTCAAAGTATATGTTGGTAATATGGACGATAAGGATGTTGAGCCATATGTACAAAGAGTTGCAAACAAATTCAAAAGAGATCAAGTTGTTGATAGTAAAACTGGTAATGTTGATATGAGATATAATCAAATGGCTGTTGACCAAGATTATTTTGTCCCCGTGAGAGATCCTGCAGCACCAAGTCCAATTGATACTTTACCGGGTGGACAAAATATGTCCGAAATTGCTGATATTGAATATATACAGAAAAAACTTGTTACAGCACTTCGTATTCCAAAAGCATATCTTGGTTTTGAGGAGGTTGTTGGTGATGGAAAAAACTTATCTTTACTTGATATTCGTTTTGCTAGAACAATTAACAAAATACAAAGAGCAATTATTGCCGAACTTAATAAAATTGCTATTGTTCACTTGTTTTTAATGGGGTTTGAAGACGAACTTCAAAACTTTACATTAGGTCTTACAAACCCATCTAAACAAGCCGATTTACTTATGGTTGAGGTTTGGAAAGAAAAAGTTGCGTTATACAAAGAATTGGTCACAGAAATTCCAAAATCACTTCAAGCAACATCCGCTACCTGGGCTAAGAAACATATTTTAGGTTTCTCAGATGAGGATATTAAACTTGATATACAACAAATTAGATTGGAGAGGGCAGTTTCTGCAGAACTTGATAATACGGCAACTATTATTACAAAAACAGGAATGTTTGATATTGTTGATAGATTATATAAACCAATAACTGGTGGAACACAAGGTGCCGCGGCCGCTCCTGCAGGAGGTGCACCAGCCCCAGGTGGAGAAATGGGTGGAGCACCACCACCAGCACCAGGTGGAGAAGCGCCTCCGACATTACCTGAGCAAACAAAAAATAAGAACTATAATTTGTTAGTAGAAAGTGATGATTATTTAGATGAAAATGAAATTGATTTATTTAAAGCGAACGCTTCTCTTGGGACAATTGAGGAAGAATTATTAAAAATACTAAAAGACTAATATTTATAATAAAAAAAAGTTATGACGTTTGGAACTGTAAAATCAAAAATAGAAAAAATATTATCTGAATCATATATGAATGAAAAAGAGTTTAAAATGAATGTCTTTTTATTCAATGAGATGGTTTTAAAAGATAAAAACATAAAAAAGATTTTCTATCTTTATGATGAATTATCATCAAAAAAAGGACTTAATGAAGATATCGCAAAAGATTTTTTAAATGAAAGTCAGGTTATTTATGAAAATGTTGTAAATAAAATTAAACAACAAAGTATTAATGAATTAAATTTATGGGTTGGTCATATTAAATGTGAAAATGAATATAAAAATATTGACGAATTTTTTAGTACAAATGTTCTTACTTTAGAAAACAAAATTAAAAGTAAAAAAATTATATTAGAAAATTTACAAAAAAATTCAGACCTTGGGAATCAAGAAGTTATTAAAGTTCCTTTAAGTAAAATGTATAAAGTTGCAAATGAAACAGTAAATAACTATTTAAGTAAACTTTCAGAAAGTGAAAGAAAAGAAGTTAACAAAATTCTTAAAGAAAGTGATCAAAAATTAGAAATCGAATTTGATGTAATTAAAGAAAATGTAATTGATAAGTTAAGTAAAATTTTAACTGAGGAAAAATCTGAAGACGTTGCGTCAACAATTAAAGAGACAATGAATAAAATCGAAAAAGAAAAATACGATAAAATTAACTATGTTAAATTGAAAAAATTAAATAAAAGTCTTTAATCGTTACTTTTAAATTTTTTCTGGACATAAATAGCTTTGATTTTTTGTTGTCTTTTCTGAACAGATTTCTTTGTAAATTCTTTTCTTTCGTTAAGTAATGAATTTTGTCTGGTTTTAATAACTTTACTTTTCAATTCTTTTAGGGCTTTCTCAATATTACCCTTCTTATCAACTTCTACTATTAACATATTTTAAATGGTTTTGTTGATAAATATAAAAGAAATCTATATTTTTTCTATAAATAAACGCATAACAAATGAAAAAATATTATGAAAAAAGGAAAAACGGCAAAATTAACCGGTTTTAGAACAAGTAAAGTTCATTATGGAACTGTAAATTCAAAAGAATTTAAATCACTCTATTTAAACATCCAAACCTGGGTAGAACCAAAAAAAGAAGTTGAGAACTGGACAAGAGTTGTCTTAAATTTAACAAGAGCAATAAAACATTCACTTTATGAAAATCTTGATAAAAACTTATACGATGAAAAATTTATTGTTGATTTAGATTTAAGAACAAGTGGAATTCAATTAAAAAAGAAATCGTTTATGAATTTAGAAATAAATTTATTCTTATTAGAAGAATTAGATTTTAAATCCCCAAAATTAAAAAAATCCTTAAAAAATGTAACCAAACAAATTTACAATGATGTGTTCACAAAGAACGATTATTTTAAATTTTATTTAACAAAACAAGGAAATTCAAAACCAGTTAAAGTAAAAACCGAATTAGTTTAATATTTATAAAAAAAAATAAATATGAAAATTTTAGGTCCAAACGAAATTGGTAAAGGAATTCTTATTGAATACGATGCCGGATATATTAACCCAAGGAGTGAAAACAACCATTTTATTATGGAGTCAAAATCATTTTTGGATCACTCAAAACCATTTGAGTTTTATGCGGTTTTACAAAAATATAATACACCAAATAGGAATGGAAGAGTATATCCAGAAAAGGTTTTAAAAAGAGAAGCCGAGAATTATAAAAAAATGATTGAGAAGGGAACTTCACTTTCAGAACTTAATCACCCAGAATCGTCACTTATTGATCTTGATAGAGTATCACATATTATTACAGATGTATGGTGGGATGGTCCAGTATTATTGGGTAAGTTAAAACTATTAACATCACCTGGTTTTCACGAAAGAGGTATTTGTTCCACAAAGGGAGATTTGGCGGCAAACTATTTAAGACAAGGTGTCACACTTGGTATTTCTTCTCGTGGAGTTGGTTCTTTAAAAAAAGTTGGAGAACAAAATGAAGTCCAGGATGACTTTGAATTAATTTGTTTTGACCTTGTATCTTCACCATCAACACCTGGGGCTTATTTATTTTTGGATAAAAACGATAGAATAAAATTTGACGAAAATCTTGAGGAAGAAAAGAAAATGAATATAGAAAGAACCACGGGAATGAATTCTACGTCTGTTGATAAAACAAAAAATCTTATGAATAAATTAACGGCTTATCTTGATAAATAATTAATTTGTTATTATAATTTTTAAAAAATTAATTATGGAACAAGGAGAAAAATATTTTGTAGCAAAGATTTCATCAGACCTTTTAGATAGTGAGTCTGGTAGAGTAAAAAAAGTAAAAGAAGAAAAATTAGTTTTAGGTTATACACCTACGGATGTTGAGGCGAAAGTAACAAAAATCTATGAAAATTACACAATGGATTGGAGAATTACTTCAATCACAGAAAGTAAAATTGATGAGGTTATAGAATAAAATTAAAAATTTAATTTAAAAAAGGTGGTCAGAATTCTGGTCACCTTTTTTGTTTTACAGATTTTTTTTGGATTAATCACACACTATAATGGTTTTTTTGGAAAATGTCAATATTTATATTGTAAAACATTCAAATACTAATGAGTAGAAATGAAGATTTAGTAGGTGACGCAATTTTCCAAATTCAGAATTTGGAAGAGTCCCTTAAAAAAAATGCAAAAGGAATACTTTCCTCAACTATGAAGGAAGAAATCAAATCACTGGTAAAAGAATCTCTAAAAGAAGAAGATGAGATTGAAGATGAAGAAGTTGAGACAGAAGTACCTGTTGATACTGATAATGCGGATGAAGTTGAAGATGTTGAAGATGAGACACCTGAAGACGAATCCGAAGAAGACTTAAATGCTGAGTTTGACAATTCTGGAATAGAAAATGACAACGAGGAAGAAGTGGCGGTTAATATGACAAGAGCTTCTGATTCTGAATTATACAAGGTTTTTTCCAAAATGGGTCCAAATGATGGTATTGAGGTTGTAAAAGATGATAATATGTTACACTTAAAAGACACGAAAAGAGATGCTGAGTACTTCATTCAACTTAGTGAATCAATGGAAGATGAGGATTTATTTGAAATGGATGACGAAATGTTTGAAATGGAAGATGAGGATTTATTTGAAATGGACGATACTGAATTATACGAAGATGAAGATGAATTTGAAATGGAAGATGAAGAATTGTTTGAATTTGATGAGGATGGGATATCACAAGGAGATGTTGATGATATTTTTTCTGAAGGTTCTGAAACAATTTATGAATTGGAACTTGATGATGAAATACCAACAGATTTAAGTGAACTTGATATAGTTTCAGTTAATGAGTTTGATGACGAGGAATTGTTTGAAATGGAAGACGAAATGTTTGAAATGGATGACGAAGAATTGTTTGAAATGGACGATGAAATGTTTGAAATGGAAGACGAAGAATTGTTTGAAATGGACGATGAAATGTTTGAAATGGACGATACTGAATTATACGAAGATGAAGATGAAGATGAGTATATTGCCGAATCTTCTAAATTCAAATCAAAAGGTGTTGGTATGGGTTCAGCTTCAAAATATAGAATGAGTAAAAAACCTAATATGGAAGGTGGTTTCAGAACCGTTAAGAAAAAAGTTAACAAGACAATGGGAACTGGAAAAGCAAAATTCGAATATAAAGAAGAAAGACACCCAAAAAACAAAATGAAAAAAGTTGAAACAAAAGAAGCTTCAAGAACATATGGTGCTGGTAATAAATTTAGAAATGGTGGTTTACCAAAACCAAAAGCTCATTCTAAAAACAACACGGCTATCAATGAAGAAGTTACAATGTTGAGACAAAAAAACAATGAGTATAAAAAAGCTTTAGACCTTTTTAGAAATAAATTAAATGAAGTTGCTGTGTTTAATTCAAACTTAGCGTATTCAACTCGTTTGTTTACTGAGCACTCAACTACAAAACAAGAAAAAATCAATATCATTAAAAGATTTGATGGTGCTGAAACAATGAAAGAGTCTAAAAATTTATACAGAACAATTAAAAATGAACTTACAAATGGTACAAAAGGAGAGAACACAATTTCAGAATCTTTTGAAAGAACTGTAAATAAAGTACCTTCTACTGGATCAGCCGTAAGTCTTATCGAATCTAAAACTTACGAGAATCCACAGTTCTTAAGAATGAAAGATTTGATGACAAAAATAAAATAAATTAAAGAAAAATTAAATTTTTCAAAAGTAAAGTATATTTATACAATACATAAATAAAAATAAAGCTAAAAAAATAAAAAAATGGGAGCATTATTAGAATCAGGTCTTGTTGGTAACATTGGTTTGAAACACCTTAAAGTTATCAAAGAAGATACAATTAACAAATGGGATAGATTAGGATTCCTTGAAGGTCTTAAAGGCCACCTAAAAGAGAACGTAGCACAATTATATGAAAACCAAGCTTCTCACTTGATTAACGAAGCAACTTCAGAAGGTTCTAACGGAGCTTTTGAAACTGTTGTTTTCCCTATCGTAAGAAGAGTTTTTTCTAAATTGTTAGCTAATGACATCGTTTCTGTACAAGCAATGAACTTACCAATTGGTAAATTGTTCTATTTTGTACCTAAAATCCAAGGTTATTCTGACGGATATGGTGTAAATGGTGGTACTCACTACGCACCAATTGGTTCTCCAAATAACCCAGGTCAAGATACTGCGGCTGGATATACAAGTGGTTTTCCTTACCAAAAAAATCTTTACGATTTATTTTACGAAGGAGCTGAAGCTGCTTTAGATCCTCCAGGATTATTTGATTACTCTAAAGGTCGTTGGACTGCAATTACAGCTAACACAACTGTACAAGCTTGGGTTGGTGGTACATTAGATGATGCAACTGGTCAATATGACGGTGAAGTTGGTGTTAGAAAAATTATTATTTCACTTTGTGACTTTGCGTATGCTGGTACTGGTAAATTAATTGGACCTGATGGTTCTGAGATTGATACTGAAAGTTTCCTTTCTGACCTTAAAATTGTTGCAAATACTGCTGTTGTTACCGAAGGTTCTCCATGTCCAGTGGATTTAGGAACTCCATTACTTTTTAGAGTTGTTACTCAACAATATGGTAAAGGAATTGTAAGTCCTACTTCAACACAAAGACAAACAACATTCCCTTATGGAACACCAGGTACTCCAGCTGGTAATGGTGGTTCATACAATGATATTTGTGACCAAAATGGTTGTATCTTCTTAGAAGTTGACCTTTCTTGTCCTGTATGTGCTACTTGTGATGCAACATCACTTGATGGTTACACTGGTGCAACAATTGTTGAAGAACTTCTTAATGATTCATTTACAGCTGTTTATAGAAGATATGAAGAATTGGAATTCGAAGACAAAATCGGAGAAGTTTCTTTCGACCTTGAGTCTGTAACAGTTTCTGTAACTGAAAGAAAATTAAGAGCACAATGGTCTCCAGAACTTGCACAAGACGTTGCTGCATTCCATAATATCGATGCTGAAGCAGAACTTACAGCGTTATTGTCTGAACAAGTTGCTGCTGAAATCGATCGTGAAATCCTTAGAGACCTTAGAAAAGGTGCTGCTTGGAATTTACGTTGGGATTACAACGGATGGAGAAGATTGAACTTAACAACTTCTTACACTCAAAAAGACTGGAACCAAACTTTGATTACAGCAATCAACCAATTGTCTGCACAAATCCACAAATCAACTTTGAGAGGTGGTGCTAACTGGATTGTTGTTTCTTCTGAGGTTTCTGCAATCTTTGATGACTTAGAATACTTCCACGTATCTAACGCTTCTCCAGAGCAAGATCAATACAATATGGGTATTGAAAGAGTTGGAACATTGGCTGGACGTTACCAAGTGTATAGAGATCCTTACTTCCCACCTAACCAAGTATTAATTGGTCACAAGGGAACATCTCTACTTGACACAGGTTACATTTACGCTCCGTATGTACCTCTACAATTAACACCTACAATGTATAACCCATTTAACTTTACGCCTATCAAAGGTATAATGACCAGATACGCGAAAAAGATGGTGAACAACCGCTTCTATGCGAGAATTACTGTTGATGGTGTTCGTACATTTGATTTAAGAGAATTGAGATAATCAAAATCTTAACTGAATAAGAGAAAGGAGACAAGAAATTGTCTCCTTTTTTTATGGATAATAATTTAATAACACTAAATGTTCATTTGATACAAAATTAACTTTATTATTAGAGTTTTTCAAAGTATTTATAAAAAAAAAACAATTAATTA